ACCTGAACGGTCTTGCCGGCGCCGGATTCGGCAGCGGTGAAGACGGACGAGAACGCGCGGAGGGCGGGGAGCTTGCCCTTGAGGGAAGCGATGACGCTTTCAGCGAGAATGCTGGGAGCGACTGCGATGGAGTTAGCCATGGTGTATTAGGATAGGGTGAGGGTTGAGGGAAATTAGATGGCAGCCTTGATGATGGCGTGCTTGTTGGCGGCGAAGTAGTCGTTACGCTCCTTCGAGCCGACCGGGAGGGTCATGAAGACCGCGAGGTGGTCGACGGCTTCGGCGCTGGGCTTGCTGTCCGCAGGGCTGAGTTCGACCGGGGAGACGCCGACGGAGGCCACGATCTTGGCGGCTTCCTTGGAGGCCGAAACCTTGGCGGCTTCGTGCTGGGCGACGAGGGCCTTCAGCGACTCGGACTCCTTGACGGCCACTTCGAGGGCGGCGGTCAGTTCGGCGAGCTTGGCGTCCTTGAACGCGGCTTCTACCTTCAGGCTTTCGAGTTCGGCAGAGACGCCGACCGTCATCTTTTCGACGGTGGAACGGAGGTCGTCGCGCTCGGCGGTGAGGCCCGAGACGGCGGCGGTGGCTTCGAGCAGCTGTTCTTCGATGGTCATCTTGAGTTTGCGGGGATTGGAATTAGAACGAGCGCAGGGCGTCGTTGAAGGAGTCGGCCAGACCAGTGACCAAGCCCTGGGCGGCGGCCTGCTTCCCGGAGAAGACCTGACCTTCCATGGCTTCGGCCTTCACCATCTTGCGCTTCATGTTAACGGCTTCCTTGAACTCGGCGTGGATCGTGTCGACGCCTTCCTGCAGGTTGCCCATCTGGTTCTCGTCGAGGCTCGTGCCTTCGATGCCGGCGCCCTTGAACTTGCCGGACTTGATGACGACCATCTTGATACCAGCCATCTCGGCGGCCTTGGAGTAGTCGGGGATAGCCATGTAGACGCCGATGGAGCCGACCGTCGAGGAAGGGCTGGCGACGACGCGGTCCGCAGCCGAACCGATCCAGTAAGCGGCGGAAGCCATCTCGGAGTCCGTGTAGGCGAGGGTCGGCTTGCCGAACGAACGCACCTTGTTGGCGAGTTCCTCGACGCCGGTGACCGTGCCGCCAGGGGAGGAGATTTGCAGGGCGACCTTCTCGACCTCGGGGTTCGCGGCGAACGCGTCGAGGGCGGCGGACACTTCGTCAATGTCAGCGACTCCCATCATACGCTCCAGAGGGGAAGCGCCCTTTGCAATGACCCCGACGATTGGGACGATGCCGATGCCGTCGACCACGTAGGGCTTAGGGGCGACGCCGAAGAGCTGGGCGAGCATATCCGTGAAGCCGAACTTCTCGGCGAGGACAGCGTGGTCCTTGGCCTTGGCAGGTTCGATGAGCAAGGGCTCGCGGCCCGACAGTCCGTTGGTGAGGAAACGCATGGTAAATTAGGAGTTGGGTTCGTCTTCTGAGGCAGGCTCTTCCATCGAGGCAGGCTCGTCCTCGGACTCGGGGCCTTCCATCTCGACGTCGCCGCTGATCGTGCCGACCGGGGTGTTGGACGGACGGAACAGGAGTTCGAAGGGGATGCCGTACTCTTCGGCGAGGTTCTTGATGTGAACCATGTCGGAAGCCCGCTTGTGCATCTCGGTGCGGAAGTCTAGGCCGCGCTGGGCGTAGAGTTCGGACATGGAGAGGAGGCCCATCTCGACGTCGGCACGGTCGTTCGCGGCCTCACGGCCAGCGTCCACGGTGACGCTCTTCGGGGTCGTCCAGGAAACGGAGGCCCACTGCGGGTCGTCGGGGAGTTCGCCCGCGGCGATGGCCTGACCGATGATGTAACCCCACGTCGGAACGCAGAAGTTCTCGATCATGATGGTCTGATACTTCGAGAAGACGCGGCCAGCCTTGGCCGTGATAAGGCGGACAGTGGCGCCGCCCAGCTTGGAGGAGTCGCCGACGAACTCGTAAGGCAGGACGCCTTGAGAAATTTCCCGCTCGAGAGCCGCAAGAAACCCGGTAAAAGTGGCGTTGGGGCGGGCTGACTGGAAACTCGACATGGATTCGCCGGGCGAGAGAGCGATGAGTTTTCCGCCCATCGTGTTGGCGAGGTTGGAATAGGACGAGCCATTGCTCGCTCCAAGTTCGGCAGCCATGTCTCCGTCGATGACTCCGCCTTCCTTCGTGATGATGCGGGTCACGTCGCCGTTGTCCTTCACGGCCTGCTTCTCAAGGGCGAGGATTTCCATCTCATCCTGGATGCTGTTGATGGAGTGCTGGAGCAGGGGCACGCCACGAGCGCCGGACGCGTACTCCTGGTCGACCACCATCATCATGGACTGGGCGAGGATTTGGCGGGACGAGCCGTCGGAACGGTAGACGTTGACGGCGATGTATTCGCCGAACGGACCGAACTGGATGCCGTCGTGCATACCTTCGGGCACCTTGCCTTCGAGGGGGTCGCCGACGCGGTGGGCCTCCATCAGCTGGAGTTTCGCCTCGCCGTTGGCGTTGCGGACCTTGGCGGCGAACGAGTCGCCGTCACGGATCATGCCGCGAAGCAGGATGGACTGGGCCTGATAGAACGAGAAGCGGTTCGTGATGTCGATGCGCTTGGCCTTCTCGGCGAAGTACGCTTCGTAGCGTTCCTGCATCTCAGGGGTCGACGCGTGGCTCTGGGGCTTGATGCCGTCGCCCACCGTGTAGAGGCAGATGTCCGCAAGGATCTGTTTGAACAGCCCGGAGTTACGCTCGGCCCAGCGGCACTTGCGCACCATCGTCAGGCGGTCGTAAGGGGTCAGGTCACGGCGAAGGTCACGAGGTTCGGCGCCGTAGGCCGCACGGCGGGCACGCGTCACGCCGATGCTCTGCCAATCGCCGTAGGAGGCTTGCGGCTGCGGAGCGGCAGGCGTGGTCGGCTTCGCCTGCTTAGGGCGTAGGCTGACGGTCGGGACGGTCTTCTTGCGGGATGCCATGGAGAATTAGTCTTCGCGGTTCTGCCAGTCGGTCGAGATGACCGTGCGGCGAGCGCCGTAGGTGGCCGGGTCGAGGCGAGACAGGGCGAACATGGCCTCGGCGAGCATCTCCTTGGGAGGCATCGCGAACTGCTTGGACGCGGACGAGCCGGAGTCGGAATAGGACATCAGGGTCTTGCCCTCGGTGATCATGGCGACCGCCTTGGATTTGATGTCGAGGAGTTCGCACTCCGTCAGTCCGATGAAGAGTCCAGAGGCCATTTATCTTGCGACCATTGGAAGAAAAGGGGGGTTAGCCGCCCAGCCCACGCCACAAGCTTCTTCCTCCTGCGACACTAAACGGCTAACCCTTGGGGAAAGTCTGCCCATCCTCAGGACGGTTGCAAGTCGGTTTCGGCGGTTTCCCGACCAGCGATACCCCAACGAACGGCGGCCAGAAGGGCGAGGATTTCGCAGTCCATGGCGTGATTGTCCCGCTTGCCCTGCGGGAGTATCCACATGGGTTTCCCGGTCCGTTTATCCTTTACGCGCACCTCGGCACTCAGCTGAGATACATACTCCTCGGTAGCGTCTACCCCATAACTCCAGACGCGGCGAGCCCGCAGGCCGTGAAGGAGGTCCTTGCCGGCGGTGGCACTATGCACAATCAGGACGGCCCGCTGCGGGATGCCAGGGACGACGATGGACTGCTTCTCAGAATAGAAGCGGCGGGTCGTGTTGCCTGACTTGTCCGTCACGGCGAAGTCGTCAGAGCCTGAGCCCTTTGCGGTCTTCCAGTTGCGCTTGGCCGTCTCGCGGTAGACCTCCGTAGTGTTGTCGCCTGAGTCGACGAGGACAAGCGCATGGTGCACGCCGTGCTGTTTGGCGAAGGCTTCCACGTTGCCCCAGGAGTCAATGCGGGCGAACGCCATCAGGCGGCTATGCCCGGTCTTCGCCCACCTGCGGACAGTCACCCAGAAGTGACCACGCTGGACGTCGACCCCCATCGTGCGGAAAGGTATGCTACCCGGCACGGCGTCCTTCTGGTCAACGACTCGGGCCTTCGGGGTGATCGCGGCCTCTGCGTCCCAAGGG